TGGCAAATCAATACTCGAAGTTCCTATAGGATAATTTCCAAACTCATCAAAATTAAGCAATCTTGCTCTTGATGAGTTTGGAAATTATCCTATAGGAACTTCGAGTATTGATTTGCCACTCATTCCTGATAATGCCGCAGAAATTGTAAAAGGTATAAAATTAGCAACAAAAGGTTTGTCAGGTTTACCGGGCATACCGGGTTTACCAGAATTGCCTGATGTTGCTAAACAATTTTCAGGTAAAATTGAAAATGTAAAAGACAAGCTTCAAGAATCAATCACTAATACATTAGGAAATTTAACAGCTGATGCATCAATTACATCAGATTTAAAGGGTAAAATGGAAAATGTGGTTGGTGAACTTCGCGGTGTAGTCCCAAAAATTCCATCTTTACCCAATCTAAATTTACAAGATGAATTGGGGAGTTTGCTTTCTTTTGATGTTGGTTCTACAAAATTTATCAGTTCGTTTGCAAATATTAAAGATAAATTTGGTGATACATTATCAGGCAAAGGTATTGATTTAGATGGAATAATTAATAATTTAAAAGATGCAGCAAATCCTCTTGTTTTAAGTCAATTAGGAGAATTAGATACAATAGTTGACAGTATGAAATTAAAAATTAAAACTTTGGGAAATTTGGGAGCAATAATTGATCCTGAATTAGTTGAAGTTTTACAACTTCCAGAATTATTTGATGAAGAAGATATTGAACATTATGGATCTGGTTCTCGAAAAGAATTTATTTACAATATGCCAGATTTAGTTGAAAAAAATCTTCCTTCAGTAAGTAAAGAATCGTTAAAAGGTTTAAAATCTCAGCTGAGTGCACAATTGGGTCAGATAGAATCAGTTAAAAATTTATTATCTGATCAAATTGGTAGTGCAGGAACAGATTTGCCCGATATGATATCTAAAATTGTTCCAAATCTTGAAATGCCTGCACTTGGTGGTGATGTTATTGAAAAAGCAAAAAAGGCAATTCAATCTGCTGTAGATTCTGTTCAAGAAGAACCTGCCGAATTAAATTTAAATCCAGAAATAGTTAGATTATCAAGCAAATTACGTAACAACCTAACATCTTTTCCTATTGGAAATGGAAACGATAAGGGAAAGATTATTTGGAACGATACTCTAAAAAAATCTGAACTAGTGTTGCCAGATATAAAAAAGAATATTCCTGTTTTAGAAAATTTAGTAGACAAACCAACAGATATAAAAGGATTGATGGGTAATTTAGTAAAAGAATTAGAAAATGCTGATCTTGGGCTTGGTGTGCTTTCTGGAAAATTAGCTGGTGAAGGAGATCTTTCAGATTTATTTAAACAAGCAGAAAATTCATTATCAGAAATACCAGTAGAATTATTTGAACTTGATAAAAAATCTCCTTTAAATGTTCCTGCCGTTGATGATTTTGCAAAGATTACTCAAATTTTAGATGATCTCTCTAAAAAAATTAATCCAACATTAGATCAAGGACTTTCTGATATAAGTTCATCACAAACAATATTTAATTATAATGTTGATGGATATTAAAGGAAAATTATAATGAATGATAAAACTATATACGGAAGTGGACCAAATCCTAAACATTTTGGTATACCACCAGGCACAGAAGGTGGTAGAAACCAAGAAGATACTCAAGCTACCAAACTTGCTCGGGCATTGCAAGGAGATCGTGAATTTCCAACAGCAAGTAAGACTCATTTAATTTCGTTGGGCGAAACAGGCAAACCAGAACCTCGTGGAACTGAAACAATACCAAGATATGCTGGAGTTGATCCAAGCGATCCTGTTTATCTCAGCGCACAGTATCCATATGTAAAAATTCAAAGAAGCGAAAGCGGGCATATAGATGTTATCGATGATACTTTAGGTGGCGAAAGATTATTAAAACAACATAAAACAGGAACATACGAAGAATATTTACCAAATGGTGACAAATCCGTTATGGTTGTTGGCGATGGATATGAAGTTATTGCTGGTAAAAAATCAATATTCATTAATGCTGCGGGAAGAGGTGATAGAGAAGATGGGTTAGTCATAACTGTTAATGGTAATGTGCGGCAATTAGTCAAAGGCGATTATGTTTTAGAAGTTGAAGGTGATTATCATGAAAAAGTTCACGGAAATAAATTTACAAAGATAGGTGCAGGTATTGGTGGTAATCATAAAGTAGAAATCAGAGGAAATTATTCTGAACAAATTAATGAAGATTACAAATCTCGCATTACTGGTAATTATGATGCAACAATAGAAAAGAATAGAACAACATTAATCAACGGTAATGATTCACTTGGTGTTGTAGAAGATATTTCTCTCATATCAACCACAGGTAATGTTTTGTTGTTCGCTATTAAAAATGTATCCATTAGTGCCAATGATAGTGCAGCAGGAATTATTTCATTAAAGGCCGCTGGTGTAGTTGACATTCGTTCTGTTGGACAAACCAACATTGTTGCAGGAACTATACTTGATCTTGATTCTGGTGGTGGTTCTCCAACATCAACAAATAGAATTAATTTGAATTAATATGATTTTTCTTTATAAAATTATAGTGAATGATTCCTTATAAATAATTAAAAATAACGGAGTGTTCAGTGGCCATAGTAGAAAGAACGGGTAGTTTTAAAGAACTGACAGCACTTAGAGATGCAGAAAGACAAAACAATTCTACTCTAAATGTTAGGCAGTATAGAGATCTTGATTTGTTCTTTACTCGTAAATCTAAGGACAATGATGTAAATGTTCTTACAAATATTACAGCAATTAAAAGATCAGTTCGAAATTTAGTTTTAACTGATTTTTATGAAAAACCTTTTCATCCAGAAATAGGTTCTGGTGTTAGAGGTTTGTTGTTTGAAATTGTTGGTCCATTGACGGCGATTGCATTAGCACAATCTATTGAAGATGTTATAACTAACTATGAACCTAGAGCTTCATTGATTAATATTGATGTTATTGATAATATGGATTCTAATGCTTATGATATAACAATAGAATTTGAGGTGGTAAATGCGCCAGGGGAAATAATTCAACTAGACGTACTTTTGGAGGCGTTGAGATAATGGCAAACAATCAAAAATTAGATATTTCAGAACTTGATTTTGATTTGATTAAAGGAAATCTTAAAACATTTCTAAAAAATCAAGATCAATTTCTTGATTATGATTTTGAAGGTTCTGGCATGAGTGCATTGTTAGATGTTCTATCCTATAACACTCATTATCTAAGTTTTCATGCAAATATGCTTGCAAATGAAATGTTTCTTGACAGTGCTGCATTGCGGTCTAGTGTTGTGTCTCATGCAAAAACATTGGGTTATGAAGTTAGATCAGTTAGAGCACCAAAAGCAAAAATCAATGTTTTTCTGAATGATATTTCTTTACCAACAGCAACTATGAATTCAGGTCAAGTATTTACTAGCAGAATTGATAATGTGAATTATCAATTTGTAACTGTGTCTGATTTTACTGCTTCTCAAACAGGTTCTGGTCTTTTATTTGCTGATGTGCCAATTTATGAAGGAACATATGTCAATACAAGATATACAGTTGATAGCACAAATGTTGATCAAAGATTTATATTAACAAGTAATGTGGCAGATACTTCAACATTAATAGTCAAAGTACAAAACTCTTCAACTGATAGCACTACCGTGGCTTATACTAAAGCAACTGACATAACACAGCTGACAGGAACTAGTGCTGTATATTATTTGCAAGAATCAGAAGATGGACTTTTCGAAGTTTATTTTGGTGATGGTGTTGTAAGTAAAGCGCTGTCAGATGGCAACATAGTTATTCTTAACTATGTTGTTACAAATATTGGTGAAGCAAACGGTGCATTTTCATTTACTGCCTCAGGTGCAATCAATACTGTTACTAATATTGACACAACCACTATTGAAGCTGCAAACGGCGGTTCATTCGCAGAAAGTATTCAATCAATAAAATTATCTGCTCCTCTTGATTATGCTGCACAGGGTCGTTGTGTTACCACAAATGATTATAAAGTTTATGTGAAAAAATTACATCCTAATGCAGACAATGTTCAAGTATTTGGTGGAGAAAATGGTTCTTTCGATCCTGTTTTGGGTGTTGTAAGCACACCAGAATATGGCAAAGTGTTTATCTCTGTAAGTAATACTCAGGGAACTAATTTAAGTTTGCAAGAAAAGGTTTCATTGATTGATGCTTTAGAACCTTTCAAAGTTGCGTCAATTACTCCTGTTATTGTTGATCCAGATTATACCTATATTTTTCTCACAGTTAATTTTAAGTTCGATTCTAATTTGACAACTAAAACAAAAGATACTTTGGTTACTGAAATTACATCGACACTTACTTCCTATAATACAACAGAACTTACAAAATTTAATGCAGTATTGAGAAATTCTTTTCTGTTGAGGTCTATTGATAATACAGATAATTCTATAACTGCTAGTTCTGTTGTTCCAAGATTGGTAAAATATTTTAGTCCTACTTTGAATTCAATTACAAGTTATAATCTATTTTTTAATAATGCTTTGTTTAATCCTCATAGTGGTCATAATGAAGCACTCGGTGGTGTTTTGTCATCTTCTGGTTTTAATATTAGTGGAGCAACCGAGGAATATTTCCTTGACGATGACGGTAATGGAAACATAAGATTATATTATATTTCTACTGGTGGAGACAGAGTTTATACAAACCCAATTATAGGCACGATAAATTATGCCACTGGTCAAATAAAAATTGACCAAATTAATGTAACAGCTATATCGAATTTTGATGGTGAATCTTCTACTCTTGTAAGAGTAATTGTTGTTCCTAATTCTAGAGATATTGTAGCATTAAGAAATCAAATTTTAGAACTTGATTTAATTAACACTACCGTAACTGGCGAGATTGATAGTATTGCTGTGGGTAGTGAAAGTGGTGGAGCGACTTATAGTGCGCCATCTGCTTCTGTAAGTCCATCAGGATCGGGTTACTAAAAGATGGGACAAGAATCATCATTAATAACTAAAATATCGCCATTAATTGATGGTCAAGTACCTGATTATATTCAGGCAGACCATCCAATCTTTGTTCAATTTTTAAGACAATATTATAAATTTCTTGAATCTGCCCAAATGACTATAACTGGTACTGTAGATCAAGTTTTACTTGAAACAGTATCAACTAGTTATATTACATTAGATGGTACTGATAGATTCAATTCTAATGAATCAAATAAAATTGTTTTTGAGGATAGCACTGGCAAATTTCAAGTAGGCGAAACAATTACTGGTGGAATCAGTAAAGCAACTGCTACAATATTAGTAGATGATGATGAAACTCTTTATACTTCTGCAAATCAAAAATTTAAAGAAGGTGAAACAATTACTGGTGGAACTAGTGGTGCAATTAGTACCTTAGTTAAGTATCGTGCTAACCCTGTTCAAAATATACAACAACTTTTTGAATATGCAAATCCTGATAATACTGTAGATCATTTTCTCTCTGCATTCAAAGATTCTTTTATGGAATCTATACCGTTTTCTCTTACCAGTGGTGTTTCAAAAAGAAATCTTATTAAACAAATTAGAGATTTGTATGCAGCCAAAGGAACATCTGAAGGACACAAACTTTTCTTCAGAATATTATTAGGTCAAGAAGCGACAATCGATTATCCTGAAAAGTATATGATTAGATCAAGCGATGGTAATTGGGCAGTACCAATTATCATTCGTTGTACTTCTGACAAGCCCGGTGCTGTTCCTGCTGATATGGTTGGTAAAAATATTATCGGAGCATCTTCTGGAACAACAGCTCAAATTATTTCTGAATATAGTTTTCAACAAGGTACTGAAAATATAGTTGAATTTACTCTTAGAGAAGATACTATAAAGGGTACTGGATTTACAATATCGGAACTATTTACTGGAATATCTGAAACATCCGACATAGCTATGCAATTTACTATTCAAGGAATAGTAACAAAAATTGATGTTGTTGATGGTGGTTTGCTTTATGATAAAGGCGAAATTATAACTTTAGATTCAAGATCTGGCAATGGTAATGCTAGTGCTGAAATTTCTGAAATATCTTCGGGTAGTATTAGTGAAGTTCTTGTTGAAAATGGTGGTACTGGATATAAAGTTGGTGATGCTATTAAATTTACCAATGCATCTGTTGATACTAATACTTCTTCTGCTCGTGCATTTGTATCTGTTGTTGGTGGTAGATTGTCTAGCGAAGAAACAACTACATCAGAAAATTTTCTTTTAGAAGATGGAACAAAACAACAACTTGTTGCACCTTCTGTTTTGTTGGATGGAACTAGCCTAGCAACGCCTGCATATGCACCATATGCTGTATTTGGTATTGACAGAAGATTTAGTGATAGCAAATCATATTATTATCCATTATTTACAGACAAATTAAAATCACAAATTAGTTCAGTTAGTACTGGTGGTGCTATTGCTTCTGTTCTTGTTACAAATTCTGGTTCTGATTACACAAATGGAACTTACTATGCAGCGATTTTTGGTGATGGTAACAATCAAGGCACATCTTCTGGTGCAATTATAAGAATTGTTGTTAAAGAAAATAAAATTGTTGCATTTGGTAATACCATTGCAACTGAAACTACAATACATAGTTCTGGAACTGGTTATACTTTCGGAAATGTAAAACTTACAAGTGGATTTACTTTTTCTGATGCAAAATTAACCACGACATCTGATATGGGTGGAACTGGTGGTACAATATTGGTAAACCCCAATACAACAATTGTACAATCCAATCAATATATTTTTGATGAATTTCCAGACATAGTTTTTTGGATGCCAAGTGATAATCAAAATAATGCCAAGTCAACTTATGACAGTAATGATTATGATTTGTTTCAAACACTAACAAAAACTATTGATGATGGTTTTCAATTACGACAAGAAGATGGAACAACTGGTGATGGTTTAGGCGATAGGGTTATATCAGAAGATTTAGATTTAATTACAGATAGTTATGGTAATTTATCAGATGGTATAGTTTTAGAAACAGAAACTTTAACAACTTCTGAGCAAGGTGAGCTTATTAAAGTTCATCTTGGTGATGTTGGTGGTGGTTATACTTCATTGCCCACAACAAGAATTACTACAGAAAACGGTTTAAGTGCAAACCTCATCTCAAATACAACTGATATTGGTAAAATAATTGAAATCAAAGTTATTGATAATGGATTTAAATATTCTACTGCTCCAGATACAACTATTAATACGCACCTTATTCTTAAAGATGTTAGTGGTGTATTTGGAATAGGAAATACTTTTACTAATGATAATGGTTCAGTTGTTTCGTACAATCCTGCTACACAAGAACTTGTAATAGATTCTCCACCAATAGAAAGAGTAAAATTAGAACAATCCGACACATATAATGATGGTGTTCAGTTAGAAGGTGTTGATGAAGCGGGTTCTGGTTTTAATATTAATAATTCTGCTCAAATAGAAACAGGTATTGATTTAGAAAATGAAGTTGGTCAAATCATTTCTGATGCTATTGATGCAAATGTTTTTCAGATTAGTTTAGAAGACGATGATGGTGGTAGGATTGGAGTAGGTATTGGATTAGAAGATAGTTTAGTTGTAAGGAATGATGTTGCCGGTAGATTTTTATTAGATGGAAAAATAAACGAAGCTGATTTATCTTTAGAAGATGCTACTGTAGGATTGAATGTATTCGGCGAACAAAATTCTGGTTCTTTAATAAGTCAATCTAATGATACTTTTGTTACTGATAAAGTAATAATTAATAATTCAGATGCAGTTATTTTAGAAAATTCTCCAAATAGTGGGTCATTTAATTATCTATTCAATGAAGGATCAGGTAATGAAATAATATTCAATGGAACAGATTCGGACAGCAATGATGCCGGAGATAGTTTTATAATTCGTACATTCAATCTAGATGTTGAAAAAGATAATATTATTAGTGAAGAAGAGTCACAAAAATTCATTACACATGCTGGTGGTGAACTATTATTAGAAATTGAACCTGGGAATAAATTTATATTTCCTGATTATGGACAATCAATAAAACATGTTAATACACCAAACCCTAGACTTGTTGGTGAATCATTAGAAACAATTATTACAGAAGATTCTCCTGATGTAACAACTGTTTCAACTGGTAAAATTCTTTATGACCAAGTTATTTTTGATGGTGACCAATCAGATGGTTTCGGTTTTATTGTTCAAGAAGATGATAATAAAATACTGAATGAAATAGGCAACAATATTCTTTTAGACGGTACAGATTTTTTATCTGCTAATATTAATTCTCAACTGATAATGGAAAATGAGATTCTTGGCGATGAACTTGCTTTAGATGGAACAGATAGCACTGGAGCAGATGCTGGCGATGAAGTTATTCTAGAGCCTGGTGCAAATGTTTTTAATATTGTTGGGGACACAATAACAGATTCCGGTGGTGCAACAGCAACAGTTCTTACACAAGGAACAGGAACTACAAATGTAACTTTTGGAACTACTGCAACCAGAGTAGGTAAATATCTCAATATTGATAGTACTCTTAGCGAAGATGTTATTCGCATTCAAGATTCTCGTTTCTATCAACAATTTTCTTATGAAGTAAAAGTTGACGCAGCTATTTCTGAATACATGAATGAATTGAAATCTTCAATCCATCCAGCAGGATTTGCACCATTTGGTAAAATTGCAATTGCAACACAAATTTCAGCTGCAATTGGAATTAGTGGTGTTGGTATTGGCGATGGAGTTGCTGCACTGTTTAGATTGGTATTTAGTGTACAAAATAATCTTGGAATGCGTCAAGACGTACTTTCTCCAGATGGTGAAAGTAGTTTGTTTGATGGGTTGCTCATAGAAAACGGTGTAGCAATTGGTGATAAACTTCTAGAAGAAACAGATGGTGATAATTTACAATTTGAAAGCGGTCTTGATATTTCAATAGAAAACTCTGGTAATGCTGGTGATGGTTCTGTTAATCTAGAAGAAGGTTCCGGCGGCGGTCGATTACTTGTAGAAACAGCACTTGGTGAAAATAGTATTCATAATAGAACAGTTTCAAAAGTAACCAAACTTAGTGTTAAACCACAACTTGTTTCTGCAAAAAGATCTTATGGCGCACCGCTCCTATCTAATATTTTACCCGGTTCAATTTTCTTTGATAGGCCAGGAATTCAATTAGAAGTTGGTAATAGAGACAAAGCACCTATTATTAATCTAGAAGACAATTTGGTGATGGATGGTATTAATATTGCGTCTCATGGAGCAGGAGATAGAATAGTTTATGAAGATTATTGGGATAACTCTACTGATTCTAGTGTAAAAATTAATGAAATTTCTACAATATCTATATCTGATCTTGTTGGACTTAACACTGTTGGGTTTATTGAGAGCTCCGGTTTAGATTCTGAAGGTGGTGGCGTATTATTAGACAGCACAGATGTTGATAGATCGAATGCTGGTGATAATTTGTTATTGGATGGGACAAATGAAAAAGGATTAGACACAGGTTCAAATCTTATTCTTAATGGAGTTGGATTTAGAAATCATCAAAAAGAATCTGAAGGTGGTATAATATTTGAAGAAAGTTCATCTTCTGATGAATTAACTTTAGAAGATTTTATTTTATTCGACTTGGGTGCAGATGAAGTTAGAAATGAAGTAATAATATCAGAAAACGGTAATCAAATATTATTAGAAAATACTGGTAGAGGTAGATTTAGAGACAATGAAGTTAGTAGAATAACAGTTGAGTCTGGTTCAGAAAATAATGCATTTACTACTGGTTCAGATGTTAATATTATTAAACTAGAAACTGAAACAGATTCAAACGGATATTTGTTAGGAGAAAATATTGGAGTTGGAGATAACAGTGTTAATATTGTTATCGAAAGTGGTCTTCGTGAAAATAATAAAATAATTACAGAAGGAAGTTTGATTGAATTTGAGGGTGATACTAATCAAGGTGAAATTCCAGAAGAGAATTATAACAATAGAAATATAGTACCATTCACAAGAGAAGCTAGAATACACACAGAATTAGCAGTAAATAGAATATCACTGCAAGATGATTATGAAACTAATCTTTTCATCGGACAAGAATCTGGAACAGGAACAGGAAACATTGTTTTTAATGGAACATCTGCTGTTTTGGATATTGGAGAAAATATTCTTTTAGATGGTACAGATCCCGGCAAGTCTAATGATGGAGATAAAGTTTTAATAAATGGTAGTGTTGATGCAGTTGGACTTGAAAATAATAGTCTTATTGGACTTGAAACAGGAACAGGAAGGTTATTACTAGTCGGAACAGATGGTGGTTCTACTAACGCTGGAGAGTCATTAATTAGTGAACATGGTTATTTAGGTACAGGAACAGGAATAGGAACAGGAAGGTTAGCACTAGTCGGAACAGATGGTTCATCTACTAACGCTGGAGAGGCATTAATTACTGAATCTGGTGTTATCGATGTTGGGGATGACATTATTCTTAACAGTACGGGCGGCCGTGATATTAGTGACCGTATTCAACTTTCAAGCGCAATCTCAATTGCGATTCCTGGCAACGAAGGCGGTTCTGTATTATTAAATGGTACAGATGGTTCGTCAACAAATGCTGGTGATGAATTATTATTAGAATTAGAAACACTTGAATTTTTACAACAAAACACTTTAAATGTGTCACTTGGTGTCGCATCAGAAGATGGTGGCCTTGTTTTACCTATAAGTGAAATTTCACTTGTTGGTGCTGCTCAAGCAACTACATTTGATTCTAATCTTGCAACATATGATTCAACAATTATAACCTTTGATGCTGTATAATCATTATAAATAATAAGGAATGAGGAATCAATAAATGGCATATCAAGCAATAGGAATAGGTGCAGGCTCCAACGATGGTAGCGGTGATACATTAAGAGCAGGAGCAACGAAGCTCAATGCTAATTTTGTAGAATTGTATGATGTCCTTGGAGGAAGCGGGGCAACTAGCCTAAGTAGTGGTATTAGTGCATCATCTACTGTTATATCATTGTCTGCTCCTAATATTAGTGGTGTTGTTGCTGGTACACAAACTTCTGCTACTATTACTACACTTGCAACCACAACAGTTAATGGAACTACCCTTAAAGGTGGAACTCTTATATTAGCTGCTGGTTCTATCACAGATACTTCTGGTGCGATTAGTTTTGGTAATGAAAATATTAGCACTACTGGTACTGCAACGCTTGCAACTGTAGATATTAATGCTGGTGCTATTGATGGAACAGTAATTGGTGCTAACTCGGCAGCGGCTGGCACTTTTACAGCTATAGTAGGAACTTCTTTTTCTATTGGGGGATTGACAGTAGCTGCTGGTTCTCTCACAGATAGTTCTGGTGCGATTAGTTTTGGCAACGAAAACCTTACTACTACTGGTAACGTTACTGTTAGTGGTACTGCAACGCTTGCAACTGTAGATATTAATGCTGGTGCAATTGATGGAACAACAATTGGTGGTACTAGTGCCGCGGCTGGTACTTTTACTTCTTTGGTACTTGGTACAAATGGAACAATTGTTCTTGAAGGGTCATCTGCTGATGCGCATGAAACAACAATTACTGTGGTAGACCCAACAGCAGACCAAACAGTTACAATTCCAAATGAAACTGGAACTTTTGTAACTACAGGTTCTACCAATAATGTTACAGGAAATATGTTGAAAGATGATTCAACTCTTCTTATCAAAAATTCTGGTGGTACTACTTTAAAAACAGTTATTGGCGCTGGTAGCGCAACATAAATATATAAAATAGGAAAGTATAAATGGCAGCTATTATCACAGAAAAATTTAGACTTCATAATGCCGACCAATTCGAAGAGTCGTTTACTGAATCGTCTAATAATACATATTATCTTTTTATAGGTAAGAATACCCCATACACTTCTGGAACAAGTGGTGGTTCTGATTCAGCACCGCCAACTCCTGTTGATGGTCCTTCTGAAGAATTTTTTGTTTGGGACGATATGATTGCTGCCAAAAAGATTGCAACATCAAATGTTCAACGAGTTATTCCACGTAGAAATTGGGTAAACGGGACCATATACGATATATACAGACCAGATTATAGTGCATCTGTAACCACAACTTCTGGTGCTTCCAATCTTTATGATTCCACTTTTTATTTTATAACTTCTGATTTTCGTGTTTATAAAGTTTTGGATAATAATGCAGGAACAGCATATAGTGGTACAGAACCAACGAGCACTGCTTCGGCACCATTTTCTCTTGGTGGTTATGTGTTACAATTTATGTATTCATTAACAAGTAGTCAAATTAATAGTTTTCTTACTGCTGATTTTATACCAGTCAACACAGATTCTACAATTAGTACTGCTGCTACTGATGGTGCAATTGATTCTTTGATTGTTACTGCTGGTTCTGGATATTCAAACGGAACTTACTTTGCCGCAGTATATGGTGATGGCGCAAGTCAAGGCACTTCTTCTGGTGCAGTTGTAAGAATTACTGTATCATCAAATATAATTCAAGATTTTGGGTTGACTGCTGGTACAGATACCACAGTTCATGCAGCAGGATCTGGTTATACTTTTGGTACAGTAAATCTTGCAAGTGGATTTACATTTTCAGACACAGCTCTAAGCAGTGCTTCTGGAATAGGTGGTTCTGGTGGTGCAATTACAGTTGTGATTGGACCCAAAGGTGGTCATGGATTTGATGCACCAAAAGAACTCGGTGGACACTTTGTAATGATGTCAACAATTCTGACGGGTGCAGAGGGTGATGATATTACTACAGGAAATGATTTTAGAAAAATAGGTATTGTTGTTGATCCACATACTTTTGGAACAACTTCAGTGGCTTCAATCACAACTGCAAGAATGACATATGCACTTAAACTAACTACACAATCAGGAACATTTGATGGTGATGAAAAGATAAGTCAAGCAACAACTGGTGCAATTGGTAAAGTTGTAGAATGGGATTCATCAAATTCAATTTTATATTATACACAAGAACGATTTGGTGATTTTGGGACGAATAGTACTACAGGTTCGTATGTTGCTTTTAGTGGAGCAAATGTTGTTACTGGCGCAACATCCAGCGCAGTAGGAACACCAGATTCAAGTGCTGACAGTCTTGTCACTCTTGCTGGTGGAAACACAATTAGTTTCACTGATGGGTATGCAAATCCAGAATTGGCAGCTGATAGTGGTAATCTTATTTACTTAGAAAATCGCAAACCAATCAGTCGATCTAATGACCAGATTGAAGATATTAAAGTTATAGTGGAGTTTTAAATGCCTGAATCTACAAACCTAAATGTAGCACCGTATTATGATGATTTTGATTCGACTGAAAATCATGTTAAAACATTATTTCGGCCTGGGTTTGCTATTCAGGCAAGAGAATTAACACAACTCCAATCTACTCTTCAAAATCAAATTGAACAAGGATTTAGTCACATCTTTAAAGATGGAACTGTAGTTATTCCTGGCCAAGTATCTTATTTGGGAAATGTTGATGCACCAAGATATATTAAAATTCAAAGTAATTTTGGTGGTGAAAGTGTAGATGTTTCTCAATATTTAAATGAGGATATTCCTGTAACATTGACTGGTGCTACATCTGGTGTTAAATTTAGAGTTATTGCAGCGGCCGCTGCAACAGCAGATGACCCTGCTACACTTTTTGGTGTATACACATCTAGCAATCTTTCTGGAACTGAGGCAGGAACTTTTACAGAAGATGTTACCACGATTTCTCGTAGTAAATTGGATGCGGCAGGTTTTGATAGTTTCGTTATTGGTGAAAATTTAAGTGCAGACATTTCAGTGCAACATGGCACAACAGCATATTCGGCAAATGTTGCTTCTTTGACAACCGCGGCAACAGAAACTATAAGAACAACGACCACAGCAAATGCTTCAATAAACACACCTGTTACTGGTAAATCTGTTTTAGTAAAAATATCAAACGGAATTTATTTTATTCGAGGACATTTTGTTGAGGTTACAGACCAAACTATTGTTGTAGAAAAATATAATAACAACGCAAGTGCAAAAATAGGTTTGCAGATTAATGAAACTATTATTACTCCAGAATCAGATTTAAGTCTATTGGATAATGCAACTGGTACTTCTAATTTTGCTGCCAAAGGTGCACATAGATTACAATTAACTCTTACCTTGATATCTAAACCATTAAGTTCTATAGATGATAAAAATTTCGTTGAACTAATTAAAGTGGAAAATGGTATTGTTCAAAAGCTTGCCCGTAATACTGAATATTCAATTCTTGAACAAACTCTTGCTCGCAGAACATTTGATGAATCTGGCAATTATACTGTAAGACCTTTTACATTTGAAATGAAAGAATCTGTTGATGTTAGTATAAGAGAAACTGATTTTGACGGTGTATATGCTTCTGGTGTCAAAACAAGAAGTGGTAATAAAGCATCTGACGATTTATTGGCTCTTCAAGTATCTCCTGGCAAAGCATATGTCAAAGGATATGAAATAGATAAAATTTCACCAAGTATTATTGATGTTAACAAAAGTAGAGATTTTAGAACATTTAATTCAGCAGCTTCACCAATTGATTTGGGCAACTATATCAAAGTTACTAATCTATATGGAACACCAGATGTTTCAAGTATTTCTGGTGAAACAACTGTTTATAAACAACTTGATTTGTATGATACAAATGTAGCAACAAGAGGTACAGCTGTAGGAGTGCATATGGGTGTTGCTCGTGTAAGAACATACCAATATGATTCGGGAACCGCCGGAGAACAAGCTGCAACATATAGATTGTATCTTTTTGATATTCGTATGTTTACACGAATTATATTAAGTGGTACACCCAGTCCAACTATTTTGTCTGCTGCAAGTAATGGCGGTCAACGAGTAGTGGGTAGTACTAGTGGTGCAACTGGTTTTGTGTTTGGTTCGGGTACATCTGGCACTACTTTGCTTCTTACAAATGTTACAGGAACTTTTTCGTCTGGTGAAACTTTAGCATTGTCAAATTCAACTGAAACTGGAAATTTGATTGAAACTTCTGGTAATGATGATATCACAGCTGTTGAGATTACACCATTTAATTTTGAAAATACTCGGTCTGTACATCAAGAAGATACTAGTGCAGATAGTGGACAAGATTTTACTGCTGATGTTCAATTTGTTTCAATTTCGTCTTCTTCATCTTCTTTGGTCCAAGTTGGCGGCGGCAATGAAAATGAAAGTGTTCTGCTAGAAAACGGTGGAAGATTATCATTACATCCCAGATCATCTGCTGGAACTGGTTCAATAAAAAGTGTTGCTAAACTTTTAGAACCAGAAAAAAATACAAACATTTATATTTTACCAAAAACTCCAGTTAAAACTTTATTGACTGCATCAAATGATGGTGTATCTGATACACAATATACTTTCCGTAGACAATTTGTTGTTACAACAAACTCGGCCGGTGCGTTAACATTAGGTGCTAGTGGTGGTGGTGAAACATTCTTGGCACATAGCGAATCAGATTACACTATCTCTGTTCTGAGTGGAATTCAACAGGGTGATATTATTAGTGCATCAACTGGATTTTCTGGTGGAGGAACTGCCGCAGTAACAATTACTAACCTAACTGGTTTTGGCGCTAGTGTAAAGCTTAAGGTTATGGCAACTCTGTTAAAAACTGATGTAAGTCCAAAAACCAAAACAACAAAGTTGATGAAACAACTCAAAGTAGACACTGGTGCAACAGATCCATTTGGAACAAGACCTGATGATAGATTAATATCATTGGGTCGTGCAGATGTATTTGCTGTATCTGCTGTTTATGAAGCAACAGCTGCTTCGACTGATGCTGTTGCCCCAACACTTTCTTTGTCAACTCCGAATGGTTCGTTTACAAGAGGTGAAAAAATCACAGGCAGCTCTAGTGGTGCAACTGGAAGAGTTATTAACACCACAACACCAATGAGTTATGTGTCAACAAAATTATCAAAATCTTTTACAACTTCTGATACAATCACAGGCGTATCATCTGGTGCAACTGCATTAGTAAGTGCTTTCACTGATGGTGATCTAGTAATTTCAGGTAATTTTCTTTTTGATAATGGACAAAGAGATAATTTTTATGACATTGCTAGAATAGAAAGAAAACGCGGTGCTCCAGCTCCAACAAAAAGATTACTTGTAATTTATGATTATCTTGAACATGGTTTTGGTGATGTATTCACAGTGGATTCGTATAGCGGTATTGCAGGTAGAATGGATTATGTGGATGTTTCTAGATATAGAGGCATTCCTTTATCTAATGGATTTGATTTTAGACCTACAGTAGAAAACATTGCTGGT